TAGAGAACATATTATTTCTCTTTACGGTCACATCAAAGGTGTGGAACGTGAGATTGATATTATAAAAACTAACCATCTTAAACATCTAGACGACAAAATTACACACGTCCATGCAGACGTAGAAAAATTGGGTGGTAAGATAGATAAAATCTATTGGGTTGTTTTATCTACAGTGGGGGCTGTAGGATTAATGGTTATTGACACATTGTTAGGAAAATTATAATGCAGCTATCAAACAACTTTACACTAAAAGAATTGACTAAATCACAGACCGCAACCCGCAAAGGTATTGACAACGAACCAGGGACCGCGGAGATTGAGAATCTTATTCACCTAGCGAAAACCATCCTGCAACCAGTGCGTGAGCATTTCGGTAAACCGGTTATGATATCTTCAGGCTATAGAAGCCCCGCGTTGTGCGAAGCTATCGGTTCTTCGGCTAAGTCACAACATGCCAAGGGTGAGGCAGCAGACTTTGAGATTCATGGAGTTGATAACAAGGAGCTCGCAACGTGGATCGCGGACAACTGTGAGTTTGATCAATTAATATTAGAGTTTTATGATGGGGTTGATCCCAACTCTGGTTGGATACATTGTTCTAGTAAGACGGGAAGTTTGCGAAAACAAACGTTGACAGCAGAACGAATAGAAGGCCGAACTTCTTATTCTCCGATTCTACTTTAGATCCAATCTTTAATATCTTCGCCCATAATTTCATTAGCAATGTTTACCTTATCCTTAAGTGATTTGATTATACGTTCATCTATAGTCTTTTCTGCAACTAAATCCACGTAAGTAACACTGCCAGTCTGGCCGATACGATGCGCACGGTCTTCTGATTGTAGTCTTTTTTCTAAGTCGTAGTTGTTAGAATAGTAAATAACGGTGTTGGCGGCAGTAAGGGTAATTCCATAGCCTCCAGTCTGTGCATTTCCTACGAAAAAGCGTGCAGGGCCCTTAACGTCCTGAAACTGAGCAATGTTGTCCTGCCGGAGGGTAGCATCCACGGACCCGTGATATTCGACTGTAGAGGCTTCTCCGTAAGCTTTTTTTAGAGTCGATACTATATTTTTGAGGTCAGCAACGTAGTTTGCCCATATAATTACTTTACCGTCAGTTTCTTCTAGACAATCCATTAAAGCTGTGAGTCTATTATTTTTTATGTGCACAACTTCTTCATTATCTAACTTCATATGACCACAAGTAATTTGATGTAGTCGTAATAGTGTGGTCAAAGCAGATTGTGAACTCATAATCTCACCCTTGTGTTCAGCAATTGCAGTTGCTTTCATCATGGCATACTTTTCTTTTTGTTCATCAGATAATTCTACTGTCCTGGTAGTAAATACTTTAGGTGGTAGATCTAAACAATCTTCTTTTAACACACGATAAGAAAAACTATCTAGCTTTAAGGCTAGCTCATCTAGTCGACGGTAACTACCAACAATTTGTACTTGACGGCCACCAAAATTTCTTTTGATCATGTGCGCGTAGCGTGCACGAAATGAATAGTATGATGGGTGTCCTAGATGTTTCTCATCTAGAAACTCACACTGGCTGTATAAGTCAAGGGGGGATTTAGTTACTGGAGAGCCGGTTAAGATTCTACGATACGATGCTAGATTCCCTATTCTCAAAATACTTTTGGTTCTTTTAGCTGTCGGATTCTTGATTGTCGTTGATTCGTCGATTCCTAGTAGGGCTTTCCCTGCTAGCATGTTAAGGAAACTGTGTGCAAAGTCCAGTCCTTTCTTAGTAGAAAATGCTTCTACGTTCATTATCAATATCTTAAGTTCTTTTTTACCATCAAATAATGTGTCTAGCTCATACTGTTTTTTCTTAGTTTGACTAGCTGTCCACAATACTTTGCTGTGTTTTATGTGGTCCGGTAAATGCACCGGTATCTCTATGTCGTGCCAATTTTTGTACACACCCTTAGGTGCCACGATTATAGCACCGCGGATCGCGGCTTGTTCATATAAAATAGCCATGTTATCCACAAGAACCTTAGATTTTCCTGTACCCATTTCCATAAATAAAGCATAAGTTTTCTCGGCCCAAGACTTCTCTAGAGCCAATTTTTGATGGTCGTACGGTTTAGTTTTAAATTTATAATTTTTTATCATATCTTCTCTTGACATACTATATGGGATTGTTATATAAAATGTCAAGACCAAATTAAAACAAGGAGAAGAAAAATGGACGACAAACAAATCATTAATGTATTACTTACTAAAATACAAAAATTAAATCAGGAAATTTTACAGCATGAAATAAATAATGCTTCAAAAGATTTAGAAGTTGCTGGTGCTAAAGAGAGAATAGCAGAACTAGAAAAGACTGATGACTTTACAATTTCTAAGGAAGAAGAAACAAACTAATCACGAGAAGGGTGGGAAGATGAATTCAGATATATACGAAGTTACTTATACAAACGAAGCGTCAGAAAAAATTAGTATTAGACTAGCTGCTGTTTCAACTGAAAATGCTAAAGATATTTTTACAAAAACTTTTTCATACGAACCTAGTTTAATTACTTACTGTGGCAAGATAGCTACCATGACTGATTGTTGTGAAGGAGCGCCTAATGAGTAATATAACTTTAGAAGATTTAGAAGACGATCAACAACAGTTGATAGAGAAGACAGACATACAAACATTAGCTGCTTTTTGTCAAGAGTTACAAGGTATAGAGAATGATATAGATTCTTTAGAACAACAACTCAAAGCAAAGAAAGAAGCAGCAGACAAAATTAGTTCAGAGGTAATACCTAACTTGCTCGCAGAGCAAGGGTTAGCATCTTTGAAACTCGCTGACGGTAGTGGCGTTGATGTCAAGAAGACATACAGCTGTACCGTAAAAAAAGACTCAGTCGAATCAGCGTACACATGGCTTCGTAACAACGGACTAGGCGACCTTATTAAAAATGAGGTGGCGGTACAGTTCGGGAAGGGCGAGGATAACAAGGCGGAGCAACTGCTCAACCTTGCCGCAGAAGAAGGCTATGAGCCTACCCAAAAACAAAAGGTAGAGCCCATGACTTTGAAAGCGCTATACCGGGAGCGTATTGAGGCCGGCCTCGATATGCCCTCGGAGTTCTTTAACACTTTCGTTAAAGATCAAACAAAAATAAGCCGGAAATCATGAATCATAAAACAAGGAGAAAATAAAAATGACTCAAGAAAAAGCAATCAAGAAAAAAGAGAATACAAGCATGGCTCTAGCAGGTATGTTTGAAGAAGACTCTAATACTGGTTTGGATAATATGGGTGCCGATGATATGGCACTACCATTCCTACGAGTATTAGGACAACTATCACCCGAGATAAATAAACGGGATGCCAAATATGTAGAAGGCGCTGAGGCAGGTATGATATTTAATACCGTGACTAAGGTGGCATATGATGGCGAGAAGGGACTAAACATTATACCGTGCTATTACAAGCGCGAGTATGTTGAATGGTCAGATAGAGGACAGGGCACATCTGCTCCTGTTGCTATCCACTCAGTAAATAGTGGTATCATTAAAGAAACTACTAGAGGTGCGGATTGGAAAGACCGATTACCAAACGGTAATTATCTTGAAAACACTGCATCGTATTATGTACTTACTGAGGATATGCAGACAGCATTGATATCTATGAAATCTACACAACTTAAAGTTAGTAGATCGTGGAACTCAATGATGAACAGTATCAAACTTGAAGGCAAGAATGGTCTGTTTACACCTGCATCGTACAGTCACGTGTATAACCTAAAGACAGTAGAACAATCAAATGACAAGGGGACTTGGTATGGTTGGACTATTTCTAAGGTTGGTCCGGTACAAGATAAAAACTTGTATGGATCTGCTAAAAGTTTTGCGGAGTCATGTAAAAGTGGTGATGTAAAAACCAAGCACAGTGAAGGTGAAGCTAAGTCGGAAGACGAAGTACCATTTTAATTGTGAACAGGTACCGAGCTAATCCCCCCGGCTCGGTACCATTTAGGGAGGATACCACATGGCGAAAGACAGAACAAGCTATCAAAGACAATATTATCGTAAGCAAGTTATTTGGAGTCAAAAAAAGACTATAAAAAACTTACGTGAAGACAAGAAAAAATTTATGGAAAGCCCGGAAGGCATTGCATATAAAAAAAGATTATTAAAAGAATCTGGCTATCACGAAAAATATAGAGAGAAAAACAAAGAGAAAATTAGAGCATATCAAAAGGAGTATCATTTAGAATATGCAAAAATTTAGACAGATATTTGAAGGCAACAACAGCGCCTATGGTCAGTTAGTTTTAACTGGTGAAACTACCGACAAAGGTAAAGCTATTGGCAAAGCATTTATTAAACGTGAACCAATACCAGAGCAGCTATGGCAAGATCATTTAGATGGTAAAGACCCAGCACTTGGTGTCATACCTATTAACGAAAACAACAGTTGTCGTTGGGGTTGTATCGACGTTGATGAATATAACTTAGATCACAAAAAATTAGCGGCCTCTATTAAGTCCCATAAATTCCCACTGGTAATGTTTAGATCAAAATCTGGTGGTGCACATTTGTTTTTGTTTACGACAGACTTTATTATGGCGTCGTTGATGCAAGCAAAACTAAAGATGATGTCAGAGGCATTAGGCTTTGGTGGTAGTGAGATATTTCCAAAACAAACTGAGATACTAGTAGAACGTGGTGACACTGGTAACTTTTTAAACTTACCCTATCACGGTGGTGCTAGAGGTTTGCGTTATGCTTTTGATGATGATTGTAATGCAGCTAGTTTAGAATCATTCTATTCTATCTATGATGCATGGGTACAGACCGAAGAGCAAGTACATGAGATAATAGTTACTAAAAAAGCCGAAGCCAGCAACGAAGCATTTAAAGATGGGCCACCATGTTTAAATAAATTAGCTGATGAAGGTTTTGGTGAAGGCTCACGCAACAATGCATTATTTAATGTAGCGGTATATCACAAGCAAGCTAATCCCGATACATGGGAAGACAAAGTCATGGAAGATAATTCTAAGTGGATGAATCCACCGTTAGGTTTCCAAGAAGTCAAGGCACTCTTAGCATCAATCGGGAAACGCGGATACGATAAATACAGGTGTAAAGACCAGCCTATCTGTGGTGTCTGTAATGCTGCAAAATGTAGAACTAAAAAGTTTGGTGTAGGTTTTGAAGAAGAGCAAATGCCGGAACTAGACACATTAACAAAAATTAATTCTAATCCACCGCAATGGTTTTTAAATGTTGCAGGTAAAAGAATAGAACTAAAGACTGAACAATTACATAACCCTAATTTATTTGCGATAGCAGTATTAGATCAAGCTAATGTTATATCACCAATACCTAAAGCTAAAGACTGGCGCGAGGTATATTTGATACCATTAATGACAAACCTACAAGAAATAGATCCATTAGAATCATTAAATCCAACTAACCAAATAGAAAATTTATTGTACGACTACACTGTGCATAGAGCTAAGGCTAGAACTAAAGATGACATACTTAATAAAACTGCATGGACTGATGAAGGTTTTTCTTATTTTAGAATGGAAGACTTTTATGCATTTGCTAAACGTAATAACTGGGAGATGGATAAAACTAAAACCGGTAATCTAATAAAACAACTTGACAATATCTTTGTTGAGGAAGTTAGAATGACTTTAAAAAACCAAACACCACGAGTTGTTAAAATTAAAGCAATGAAGGACAATGGTTCTAGTGTAAGTAAAGTAACTTATCAGGAGTCACCTTTTTAATGAAAACTATTATCTTAGGTCCACCAGGTACTGGTAAAACTACCACACTATTAAATTTAGTTGATGATTTTATGAAGTCCGGTGTTGATGCAAAACGTATTGGTTATTTTTCTTTTACGCGTAAGGCTGCACATGAAGCAGCTAGTAGAGCAGCAGAAAAATTTAATTTAGATCAGACCGAAGATTTAATTTATTTTAGAACTCTACACTCATTGGCATTTAGATTGCTCGGTGTAAAAAAAGAACGGGTGATGAAGACAGAAGACTACCGAGAGTTTGGTTTAAAAGTTGGCATACCTATTAAGATGTCATTTCATTCTGAGAACGATGGGGTATTTAATTCTGACAATGAATATTTAAGATTAATTAACAAAGCACGCGTTACGGAGCGAGATTTGATGGATGTATACGACGATAACAGGCACACTATAGATGTCGAACGCGACACATTATTCTTATTAAATCAAGAACTTAAACGTTTTAAAGAAGAGAAAGGTATGATAGATTATGACGACATGTTGGAAAACTTTATTGAACAAGATGTATCTC